GTGACAGAATGGGAAGTATTTGGTGTTATTGTCGCTCTTGTAGCCTTTGCAATATCCATAGGGACGCCAATAGTAAAGCTCAACACATCAATCACCCGGTTAATTGACCGGTTAAACATGCTGGATGAGGGAATGGATGAACTGACAGCCAGAAATAGCAAATCCCATGAAAGGCTGTGGAAACATAATGAAGAGCAGGATGATAAACTGCATGACCACGAAACACGAATCACTATTTTAGAGAAAAAGGAGAGATGAACATGGACTTAAATTTTTTGATGGATTATATCAATCCGGTAATATTAGGTATCTGCCTTCTGGCGGGGTATGTGATTAAGACCGCGATACCGGCGATTAAAAACAGGTACATCCCACTTGCCGCTCTTGCTATGGGAACAATTATCGCAATACTTATCAACATGAGTAACGGAATTAACGCAGAGGTGGTGCTTGGCGGTATGACTTCAGGTCTGGCAAGCACGGGATTTTATGAAATGCTGCGGAACTTAATTGACAAGGATGGAAAGAAAAAAGCAGAAAATGGACCAGGAGAAGAGGGCGAGTAATCGCTCTCTTTTTATGAAAGGAGCAATATGGGCGTATTGATAATGGGCAGGGCGTCTGCATCCGTGGAGCAGATGCAAAAATATATCAAGAGTAAAAATCCAGGTGTGGAACAGACCGTACTGGATATGATACCGCTATATCTGGCAGAGGGTGAAGCAGAGGGGGTAAAAGGAGATATAGCATTTGCACAATCATGTTTGGAAACAGGAAATTTTACCTTCGCCGGGTCCGCAGTCAGCCTGAGGCAGAATAATTTTTGCGGAATGGGTGTAACAAAAAATGGGGAGAAAGGTAACAATTTCCCCAGCCCACAATTGGGAATCCGCGCGCAGGTACAGCACCTAAAAGCATATGCCTGTAACCAACCACTTAAACAGGGATGTGTAGACCCGCGTTTTCATTTCGTGAAGCGTGGAATGGCAGAATATGTGGAGTGGCTGGGAATACAAGAAAATCCGAATCACACAGGGTGGGCGGCAGGTAAAGGATACGGAGAAAAAATCTTGAAGATACATCGGAATATTTTAAATGTGGAAAGTGAGGAAAAAGGAATGAGAATCAATGTACATGCAGGACATAACTTTAAGGTTCCAGGAGCGGCTGGGGTATTTTCTGAAACAACGGAAGACCGGAAGGTGAAAGACCTGGTGATTCGTAAGTTGCAGGCAGCAGGCCATACAGTCTATGACTGTACAGATGAAAATTCCGGAAGTGCAAGCGGAAACCTTGCAGCTATTGTGGAAAAATGTAATGCCCATGCAGTTGATCTGGATGTATCCATTCATTTTAATTGTTACAATGGCCAGGCTCACGGCACAGAGGTGTTTATATATAACTGGGGCACGGCGGCAGAGCCTTACGCCCAGAGGATTGTAGACAGAATCGGGGAGCTGGGATACACCAAAAGAGGTGTAAAGACAAACTCCAGCCTTTATGTGTTACGGCATACAGCAAGTCCGGCGCTCCTGGTGGAATGTTGTTTCTGTGACAGCGCAGAAGATGCCGGGAAATATACTGCAGAAAAGATGGCGAATGCTATTGTTGCCGGAATTACAGGAAGCGCAATGTCAGGTAATACTCCATCCGGCGATACTAAAGATTGGCTGTCCAGAGGCGATACCGGAGCAGAAGTGACCGAATGGCAGAAAAAACTGAACATCTTTGGCAGTGGAGTAAATGTGGACGGAGAGTTTGGACCGGACACAGAGACACAGACTATCCGGGTGCAGCGCCTTGTAGGTGTGAATCCTGATGGATGCGCAGGTGAGAAGACAAGGGCGGCCGTGGATGCATACCTGAAAAAGAATAACTGGATACAGGTCCGCGATGGCCACTGGTGGTACCGCCATGCAGACGGCGGATATGTAAAAAACGATTGGGAGAAGATCGGCGGAATATGGTTCTTCTTTGATAGCAGCGGTTGGATGAAAACTGGATGGATTGAATGGAAAAAGAATTGGTATTACCTGAAAGCAAATGGTGCTATGGTGTCAGACAACTTGGTCCGTACTGGCGGAAAAGTCTACTATGTGGACAAGTCCGGAAAGATGTGCTACACTGATAAAACAGGAGCACTAAAGTAACTATTAACGATACAGAGTGTAGACTGTAAAACGCTGTAAAGCCCCGGTTCTCCGCCGGGGCTTTTTTTAAATCTTATTATATTTAAGGGATACTCGCTTTTCGTTGCCGTCTTTGTCGACAGCTATGAAACAAGGATTTTCGTTTCCTGCAAGTATTTCGTCCGGGAGATAATCCCATCCCCACGGTGAGGTGAACATTACATCGCCGCCGTTTGTTTCAAACATGTCCCATCCTTCAGGGACTTCAATTTCCACTTTGTCACTGCAGGTTGCAGTGGCATGAGGAGCATTTGCTGTCCATACCTGTCTTTTCTCTGCAGATAAAACACCGTAGTTTATATAACCAGTAAATTTCTTCATTTTGTATCCCCCTTGTAATTTTAAACTTGATTTGCTATAATTTAATTGCTGGGGGAGCGGTGGCAAGCCCGCCCTCCCTTGGGTTCTGTGAGCCTTATGGCTCTTTTTTAATTATCTTCGATACCTTTCTGGGTATCGTCTATTAATTTGTCTACCATAATCTCCGCTTTATCATACTCTTTGCTATTCAGAGCTTCTTTCAGGTCTTTTAAATCCTGAAGTAATCTCCTAAGGTAACTCTTAAACACGCTCATATCTTCTATCATATGTCCTCCTTTCTCCGCCTTGCCCCGGTGATTAAGTTAATCTCTTAACTTAATTATATTATACCCTAAAATTAGGATAAAGTCAATGCTTATTTAATAATATTTTATTTTTTCTTCATCGGTTGGGATAACTTCTACTATATCCCCTGGTTGCATACGACACATTAGGCATATTTTGTTTAAGGTTTCCAGGGTTATAGACTTTCCTTCTCTTATATTGCTCATTGTTTGCTTTGGAAGAAGTTTTTCCCGTTGTAGGCGCGTCTGGTTAAATCCATGTTTTTTTAATTCCCCAAAAACATCTATCTTATATTTTATCATACAGAATCCTCCTTTATTATAATCTTACCATAACCAATAAATAAGTCAATAAAAAATATTCTAATATTAGGATAAAAACTATTGACAATATCCTAATTTTAGGGTATAATGAAATCAAGATAAAGGTAACGAAAACAACATACACCATAAAGAAAAGGAGACAAGCCATGAAAGAATACAGAGAACATCACACAGCATTAACGAGAGGATATGTAAGTAAAAAATCCGCAGGAATCAAAGAATCATACAAAGGCAAATTTGGAGAAGGTTATACAGTTCGCCGCTACAATCCACAGAGCACAAGGTTTTGCTACATCACATACTATGTGGCATAAATAAGATTAAGGGGGGAAAGAAAAATGAAGATTGATAATTATAATATAAAAGCAAATAACTGTGGCGGATGGATTGTCAAAGGAGATACAGAAAAATTTGGAGTACAGCAGATTTTATTTGAAAGTCCATTCTTTAGTGAATGTGTGGAATATTTAGAAAAGAATGATTGTGTATATTCTGTAGAAACTGAAATTGATAAAGTGAGAGACGTGCAAATTGCATATCGGATGTTTCACAGGATTCACCGTGAAAATGGAAAGTTGGTGGGATATAACAATAAGTGGGGATGGGAGGAACTTAATATTGATGGGTTTGAGTTATTCGAGCCGTTGAAAGCAAAGAGAACACGGATTGATGGTGGAGGTTATAAACACAATGAAACACTTAAATTAGGAACAGCGTGTACATGGTAAATATTATTAATTCCGCACCGGATGGAAAATACAGGGAGAAAGGAACAGAATGATGACGAGAGATGAAAAAAGAAAAATAGAACAACTTCATTTATCTAATGGTATTGCGCACACAAAAACGTCCACCGGAAAAGAGGCGTTAATAATACAAAATGATACGAATATAAACAAGCCTTACTTCCAACTTATAATAGAAGGAAAAACAATTTTTTCAAGGGGAAGTATTAATAAGGTATTAGAGAAATTGGATAGTTTATAAAGCAACAACGTGCCCGTAAAGTCCGGGAGAAAAGGGGAAAAATATGAACTGGAAAAAAATTGGAGAGAGTAGTTATGAAGCGGTAGAAAAAGGTGCAAGATTTGTTATTATAAATAATTCTTCTATGGAAATGAAAAACAGTTGGATATGTGAATGCAATGGCGTGGAATTTTGCAGAACATATACTTTAAAGGGTGCAAAAATACAATGCGAAAACCTTGCATTCATGTGGAATTAATAGATTTCAGAGTGGTCGGACAGCGTACCGGGGGTGCAATTCCCCCGGCGGCCTATCGGCTAACAAGCCGCAAATACCTCACCCCCAGGGTAAAGGGGAGAAAGAAGAATATTATGAATAAATTGGCATTACTTAACACAAGCATCTTAACGACAACAGGTACATACAGCCTCACAGACATCACACTGGACGAGGCTATAAGATTGGTATCTGACAACGTTGATAATCTGGATTCAGCAATCGGCCACCAGTCAACTGCAGAGATCATGACAACGCTGTTGGGGGCGGATATACCAGCCAATCGCCAGATGTTTGTGCAGCAGGTTGGACAGCAGGCACTCGTATTTAAACTCAATGGGAGGCCGCAGGAAGGCAAGATCCTGTCAGCGGATGAAATTGAGACAATAGGATACAAGTTCCAGTTGTTGACACGATTGGGATAG